GTAGGTTTGTATGTGTTTTGAATGGTTTAAACAGCCAATTCAAAACAAACACCGGAGATGCTCCGGATACAAAACCACAAGAATAATGTGAGATTAACCCCCCACATCAATATACGATTGAACGCTCTGTAATGTCACTAGTAGTGCCCCTACAGATGAGCACTCTCAGAATCTGCAAAGATGATTCTAGGTTATCAACCCACCAGATCATGCAGCAAACAAGGTGAATGTCTGCAGCCACTAATACATCATTTGAATTTACCATACTTCCAGTAGAAATTGGTTAACTGGTGAGACTCTGGATTTTGTGCCAAGATGATTTTCTCAATGTTGCGAAAATGGGGAACGCCGCTTAGATTACACCAATCTATTAGGTTTGCCCACAATCCAAAACAATGATAAAATCCCGTCAACACACCACCCAGACCAACTAGTCAGTAGAACATAGTTTTCAAATGAAGATCAATAATTGTGATTCGTGAAATCACAATAGCAAAATTTTAAATGGCATGCTAAGCCAACGTGATTACACTTATTGAACACTTATTTACGAGCAATATTTAAGGGCTTATTAGGCTTCACTGGTAAAGGCTTCTTTGGAGCAACCATGATATTGTTTGGCTTATTGTTATTTCTAGCCAACCGTTCAGTGACCTTTCTATCAACAAAATCAGCGACATCTCGTGTAACAGTTCCCACTATTGGATTTAAAATTGTAAGAAAAGGACTAACATATTTAGAAACCACTTGAGCAATCTTAGCAATTACAGACATGAGTTTATTTGAATCATTATAGGACTCCTCATATCCATCCATCAAGTTTCTAATAATGAGATCATGCAACACAAGAGATTCTGCATCAGGTTCAGGACTAGAACGTTGAAATGCAGATAAAGTTGTTGAAGGACGAACATGACATTCCCACCCAGCACGGTAAGAAACTACTAACTGACCTGAACCACTCAAATTCACAAAACTAATGTGAGAAAATTGATCTGAAGATAATTTGAATGAACAGGTACCAGGATTCCATGCACCTCCTGAATATCCACATTGAGTACCACACTTAAAAGGTAAGATTCCTGACGTCGAAAATGAAGATTGAGCCAACGTCGACGCATGTGGAGCATTAACCGATGAAAGCTGATTAGTATAATCAACAGTCTCAGCACTCTTAATCCACTTACGTGAATCCTTCCCTAATTTAACGGGTACATAGACACCATTCCTAGCTTCACTGGTATAAGCATTTGGCATCTGTTTCATAGTAGCAAAAGTGGCTATTTGGTCATCATTGAAAATCCATACTGGTTTAGACAAAGATCCTGTCAATGGATAATTCATTTCACTATGAGCCAAGGTATATTGTGCACATGTAACTGAACCTTGGTTTGTTAATGCAGGAGCATCATAATGAATAGTCAATGATATATAATCAGGACGCATGTCAGCAACAATGCCAGCAATATTATTAACAACGGAATTAATTCCGATGCTATTGGGATCACCTCCTAATTGAGTATTATAGCTGACACCAGTTGTTGTGGTAGCACCATCAGTAGTTACTGCTGCATATGTATACTGAGATAAAATATGAGCAGCAGCAATGATATCACAAGTCCAAGTTTTAGTGACATCAGGTGGAGAAATTGTCATGTTATTTTGAAATTCACATAACACGATTGGGGTGGATGAACCACCAGGAATTCCTTCAAAGTCTGGTTGTACAGAAGAAGGATGCAATGATTTGATAACATAAGCACGACCAGATTCGGAAGTGCATTTGATTAATTCGGTTGGAAATATAGACATTATTTAATTTTGTTTCAATTTATTTTAAAACATTTCTGGGAAGAACGTAATCAACATTTAACCAATTGGACTTGGCAAATAGCATTGCTAATTCCAACTCTGGAATTGTTTTAGCACTCATTATGGTGTTTTCAATTAACAATTGCACATCGATAGGAATACCAAAATGTTGATTATAAAGCAATCTTGATGACATAGGTATGACTGCATCAGGACGCATGGCTACATATGATCGGAGTTTTAAACGTGACCACCAATCATGCTCAATTAATGAACCAGAACCCAGCAATGATAAAATCTTATAACACAATTTAAATATTATTGGAGTATTTTTACCTAAGATACTCATGCTCATAGCTTTCGCACGCAATAATTTTTCTTTCAACTTTGACTTTGCGTGTAAATACTGAGCATTACATGTCCAGAAAATGCGATTCAAATGTTCAGGTGATATTATCAGATTTAGATCATGAGAATCAAATAAATTTCCACAAAAACATGTATCACACAAATTGGTGACGTATTGCATTTTGATTTTAAATCCTAAATCGGTATAGTATTTTTCTTTCATGTATTCTTGATCCATACCGAAAATGCCATCGTCACCTTCAACCATTCCTTCAAACTTGAAGTGATACTTTTCCGCATAAAATAACATTATCATTAAATTTGTGAATCCGTTTCCCAAGGAAGTCCACAAATCTCCAGACATTCTAGAACCTTGTACAAATGCAAAAAATTCTTTATTCTTTAACAAATCAATCCTAGGTATAATCTTTCCATTAACTATTTGGTAATAACAACCCAACACATCATGCAAACAATCCTCATTGTTTTGCAAGAAAAATCGGAACAGCTCACATTCACAGGCATCAGTAATAAAAGGATTAAATCCTGATTCAAAACTTGAATAATCTGTTTCCAATTTTAATTTATATTTATCTAATTTAGCCAATAAATGGGGTATTTGTGTTATATCTTTATGTTTGACAAAATATTTCAACCGATAAACTTGATCTTCAATATCATGTATAAATGAAGCCACTCTGCTCAAGAATCTATCTGATCGAGCATTGATGAATCTACAAAATTTCACATCCTCATAAAATTCTCGTTTAATGAAAGATTTGATGTGATAATCTTTGTTCTCAAGACCTTGAGTTTTTAAGGACTCAAATGCCTCTCTCAATGAGTCCTTTCTAGTTTGAGGATAATGATCCTGATTCTCAATCCAATGATTAAAATCATTATTCTCTTTTTCTTTAGTCTTAAATGGTAGAGGTTTGAAATTAGTGTTCAGAAACTTAGTAACAAACTTCTTGAAGTCTTTGACGACTTCTTGATCCACTACTGGCATCTCGGGAATAAGTCTTTTCCTAAACCCACACTTCAACTCAGTATTATCATGAGGATTAGTACAAAATGGTGCAGAAGATCCTGTAGGACCCAACGAAGCCGCATAAGTCATGTCATCTCTATGCTTACAGAAAGTATGAATTTGTTTTATCTTCATTTGTTCAAATTCATCTCGAGTTCTATGACATTGACGAACTGGTAAATTCACTTCAATTGGATCACTTGAATCGGCACATTTTTCCTCCAACACCCAATCAAAATTATTTATTGAACTTGATTTTGAATAATAATATTGGTGTCTTACTGAGTGTCCAGATTTGATGTTTCTATCTATCAATGTCTGGGCAGCATTAATAGAACGCAAATATGAGTTTAGATGTCTAACTCCGCAGTAGCGGACATAAAAGGGCGGTATCCAAGCCATTTATAAACCATTCCAACCCACCCATAGACTTTCTCAAAAGCACATTGATATTCTTCATTAGAAATATCTTGAATGGGATTAAGCAATGGAATACAGTTCTTGGTAGAGACCAATTTTGTAGCAACATAAGCAGCAGTTGGTCTAATTGTTTGAGCATTGACATGATATCCTTTGGATTCATACTCAGACAATTCA